TCTGTGGAGTAGGCGCACAGATAAAGACCACGTGAGGTTTCTCTGTGATTAGATTGTCAACTGTAGTATCATAGATAGGATCTATAATACAATGCTTGACCATATCATGTAGGAATGCATACTCAACTGCTTTGCCTACAAATCCATGACCAACAATCCCCATGACCAGAGGATTGTTGATACTAATAGGTTCGGGTGTCGCTTCTCCTGTAGGTTTCTCAGGAACGTAATCATCAAAATCATCTGCCATTATGATACTCCACATACCAATCGTAAAAATTCTTAATACCAACACTTACATCTGTTGATGGTTTATATCCAAGTGCTTCAAGTTTACTGGTGTTAGACCAAGTTTCTTGAGTGTCTGCAGGATGCTTAGGCACAAGGTTCTTGATTGCATCCTTACCTGTGTTCTTCTCAATCTCTGATATGAACTCCATCAACGGCACAGGTTTACCCCGTCCGATATTGAAGATCTCTCCTGCGTCTACGTCATTCCAAATTACACACTCGATACCGTCAAGGATATCTTCTACGTAAGTGAAATCACGCTTCATATCCCCATAATTATACACGGTAATCTCTTCTTCTGCAAGTATCTTTTTCGTAAAGTCAAAGAGTGCCATATCAGGTCTACCCCACGGGCCATATACAGTAAAGAAACGTAGACCAATAGTATGAAGACCCGATGACTGGAACTGACACTCATTTGCCCACTTAGTCCAACCATAAGGGTTTAATTGCTTACCAGTCTCTTTACCTTCTGTCCAAGGTAGTTCACTACCCGCAAATACACAAGAGGTCGATGCATAGATGATACGTGCTTCGGGCGCATGTTTCTTACACATGTCAATCAAGTTCTGAGTAGCATCGATATTATTTGCATGATACTGCTTCTCTTTACCGAACGAGTCGCGCACACCCGCGTGTGCAGCGAGATGGATAATATCCGTAGGTCTGTGCACCATTAGTGCTAATTGAACCGCCTCTTCTTTACGTAAGTCAGCATAGCGAACATCAATATCAAAATGATCTACTCGATCTTGTTTTAGTTTGGGTTCATACAAATGATCATTAAAGTTGTCGTACCCAACTACGTAATGTCCCTGTTTCTTCAGACGGTTCATCAACTGTGATCCGATAAACCCTGCCGCCCCTGTTATTAAAAATTTTCTATCCATTATCCGTTCCTGTATATGTACTCTAGTGCGCGATCTGCTTCTACCGTAAGAGGACGGTTGTCATACCAATTACCAGTCTCACGATCAAATTCCTTACACATGTCTGCGATTTGTTGTGCAGTGATGGGATACCCCTTCTCGTATGCACGTCCTGCAAGTGCTACCATAATCTGATACATCTTTGAGTACCAACCCGTACCAGTAATCTGTTGATATTCCGCTCCCAGTTTCCTAGGCCAGAACGGACAGTCGTGATATGATACCCAATTGATGTCGGTGTTATTTAGACTGTTCTTACGATACTCAACTATTTGCTTCTGCATCTCTGGTGGTAGTCTATCTAGGAAACTGTTACCTGTTTTTTCTACATATGGATAACTTGCAATAAGTTCAGATACATTAAGAGCAGAACCGCCCCTATGATCGAAAATAAAATGAAACGCATTAGGATAACTCGCAGGAACATAATACATTCGTGCAAGATCCTTAGTTTGGGGATCACCGATTTCTCCAAGGTGGGTGTTGAGAGCATACCAAAACTTTTTAATACGGTCGGACTCGATAACTTCATCAGTACGAAAGACAATCCTAAACTTAGGATGTTCAGTACGAGAAGAGGCAGTAGAGTATACAACAAAATCATATTTAGAAAATCTGGCAATAAGTTCATTTTTTAAAGATACCAGATCAGGAGAAAAAACATGATCATCCACATCAACAGCGCACCAACCACCCCAATATAAAGTAGACTTATTAGAACGCGTGCTATTGGTTTCAAAAATAGCAGGAGTAATAAGAGGACTAGAATTATTTCCACCTTTCTCACCTTTTTGTTCAGACAGACCATACAGCAGTTCAACAAACTTATCCCACGTAGGAAGAGATACCTTCCTGTGGGTCTTGTTATCAAACTGAGATTTAAATATAGTTAATTCATAATTCATAGATACATGCTATCATAACAATAGTCACTTGTCAACCTTTACGAGAGTCATTCTATTGGTCTGTTGAACACCCTTGAATGTAGACAGATACTCAAACTCTTTTGCTATGCTATAATATCCTGCAGACACGAATTTATTAACACATCGTCTAACTTCATCTAACTCAGTATTGTCGTACATAACATAATCTGCATTTACTACAAATGCTGCCAGCGTATCTTCGTATGCGTTGCTGTATGTATGATTACCATCGATATAAACTAAATCGAATTTACGCTTAGGAAACTCGGTGACGATCTCCGGAGATGCCTTACATATGACCTTCACATTAGAATATATTGATTCTATTCGAGGGCCATGCTTATCTCCACGTGGATGATTGGTGGGATAGCAAGATACGATATCAACATCCTTTTCAAGCAACTCTGCCCAGTAAGTCGTTGAGTGACCCGCATAGAACCCGATCTCAAGCAGAGACGTGGGTTGAGCAATATCAATAGTCTCTTGTAATATATTAAAGAGTTCATCTGTGGCGGGCAGATATCCCCACCCCGTCTCGTCCCATATCAAGTGGTCTAATTTCATCCGAAGAAATCTTCCAATGTCGCCTTAGGTTCAGCGACCCAACCCACCGCATCAAGAATAGGTGTGAGTGGGTCAATGAATGTCTTCTCGAACATCAGGTCATAATTGATGTGGCCATGTAGTCCTAACTCGGGCGGTAGATACTGAGGAAAAGATATCACGTTCTCCCCCAATAGGTTCGGCATCTTCAGGTAGACAAACTTGATCTTCTCACCGTTCTGTACTAGTTCGTATTTCTTGGTGAGAGATTTTTCTTTGACACCCTTATTATACATCAAGGCACCACGCACATGGATAGGTGTACCTTTCTTGTACGTCATTTTGCGGTCAGACCATTTACTAACCTCAGATACTCCACGAGGAAACGAGATGTCTTCGGGTGGTAAGTTCTTGAAATGGGACTTAAAGTCGGAAATGTATCGCTGTGTATCTGATTCGGTACCTTGTATGATGACTCGGAATATCTCCTTCATCTTGTCACGGACGACAGAAGGAGTCGATGACTTGATCGCTTCGATGCCCATCATCTTGAGTTTGGGTTGCGAGTACTGGACACCCTCGTTGTTGTGGACGTTCAGGATGTAACGCTTCTTCGCCATCCAGATACCACGGTCTGCGATAACCTCACGACCCATCTCCATACGATTGCTATACGCATTAGTTATGGTTGCGAACTCTGCATATGATTTCTCCAGAACCTTCTCGAAGTGCTCAGACGAAATCTTATCAAGAAACTTAACAGGATCTTTGGGATTGAACTTCTTTACCAGATCGCCCATGCGGATATACAGAGAGTCGGTGTCGATCGCAACAACATAATCTTCATCAGTTTTGAGAAGTTTCTGCATCTCATCGTTGACTGCACGTTCTGCCCATTTGATAGATAACTGACCCGCAAGAGTGATCGACTCAGCAACACGTTGATCAAAGTAACGGAAGAACCGATTGCCCAGTGCACCATAGAGAGAGTTCATAAGAATCTTAATGGCCATCTGCTGGTTGTTGAGCGAGGTGATACGATACTCAAGTTCCTTAGATGGATTGTTCTGCATTGCTTGCTGTGCATCCAACATCTGCGTCTTGATGATTCGACGTTCAGAATAGTACTGCTCAATGATAGAGGGAACCACACCTTTACGATCTTTCGCAAATCGAATGCCAGTAGGAGCGAGCGTGTAGTCTTTATCTGACACGTCAACCTCTCGGTTCAGAAACTTATCTACGGACACATCGTTATGGAATCCATCGAGTACAGTCTCCGGAGACATGTTGTACTGGACAATGATATTGGGATACAGAGAGTTCAGGTCAAAGGATGTTACCCAGTCGTGTGAACCTACCTGTGGGTCTTTCACATACGCGCCTGGATATGAAGTCTTGGGTTTCTCGGTCTTGGGTGGTACCACGATCTTCTTCTGGTTCAGCATTCGATAGATGATCGAATCCCAGATAGCAGTAGTACCAAGGGTATCGGTATAGTTCACACCTGCCTTGTAGGCCATAGTCAAGATGAGAGAGATCAGGTCAAGTTTCTCGTCTAAGAGGTGAACCAGTTCTACGTCTCGAATGTTATAGTCAATGAACTTCTGATAGTCTTCCTTATACAAAGTATGCAGGTTACCGTGCTCTTCGTAGGATAGTTTGTTCTTACCCAGTTCCACATATGCGATATGATCGAGACGATACGACTCTTGTTGCGTATAGGTAAACTTCTTGTAAACCTCAAGGTAGTCAAGGATCTCGACGCCTTCTAGAATCCACCGCTGATTGGTCTTGCCGTGCAGGGTGAAGTTCCGCTCACGGATGAGACCCCACGGAGACATACGCTTCGCCATAGTCTGCTCGCCCGTCAGTTTAGTCATACGGTTGACCAGATACGGGATATCGAAACCAGACACGTTCCAACCAGTTACGATATCAGGAGTATGGGTAGACCAGTATTGGACAAACTTCTGAAGTAGGTCGAACTCGTTATCGCACGTGATATAGAGTACATTGTCTTGAGTAGGAGTATACTGCCCCAATCCCCAGACCCAATACTCACCGTTGTTCCGACGAATAGCAATAGAGATAACTGGATGCTCTGCGCTCTCGGGTTGAGGGAATCCAGAGTCGGACGCAACCTCGATATCGATATTCATCACGTCAACCATACTACGGTCAAACGGAATATCGTTCGGGAACTTTTCAGTAATAAACTGAGCGACATAGTTGGTGTTACCGTGTATGGCAACGTTCGAGACACCAGAATATCGCTTCTCGAAATCCTTGGCCTCGTCTATGGAGTCGAACTGACACTCGGTCACGGGTAGACCATCGAGTGTAGTCCACCCTGTCGCACCTTGTCCAGAAATGTAAAGTTTGGGTTTGAACGCGACACGCTCGGTAATTTTTTCACCGTCACGATATCCACGATACAAAATCTTGTTGCCGTATCGCACGGCAGAGGTATAGAATTCTTTAGTCATGTGATCCATTATAATTGAAAAGGGGGTTGTTGTCAACCCCCGTGTAATATTATATATTTTGTGGATTCTCTAGGAACTTACGATAGAATCCTTTTTTGGAGAGTCGTGCATGGTCGAAGTGACTAATATTTACTCCCAGTTCAGTCTCGCCATCACCAGACTTATCTAGACGATCACTTGCAACACATAGTAACTGATACATGAATGTTGCACGTCCCGCATTACTCATTTCCCATGAGTTTTTAGCAAAGAATTTATAAAAGTCGTCACTAAGTGTGCACGGAGTATTTCGCAAAATGTGATCTGCAAGTATAGTTAGGAAATCATTTACGATGTCTGCTCGATCATTCATGACCATGAGGGCGGCCCAACACGCAAAGTTTCTGCGATAGGGAGAGTACTGCGCCACGTTATCGAAGAATTCATCGATCAGTGTATTTCCTTCCTTCACATACACCGAGAACCTTTCCCAGTAATCAATAGCATTACCCATATTCAAGGCAGGCATACCACGGCGCTTAACAAACTCACTGAGAGTGGTAATTTCACTTGACAACGCGTGTGGGTACTTGCGTTGGATCTCATCACCCGCAGTACGTTTACGTGCCTCTGCACCTTTTGTAAACGAGTCTGGTAAAACTCCCGTGACTACAGGAACTTCTACAGTCAAACCCATGTCTACGATTACCTGCAATCTATGTTGATATTCAGTAATATTTCCATTGGTGTTAAAGCGCAATGCATCACCGTCCCAAATGAAACCTTCTTTTAGTACGGATTTTTTGATAGCACGTACCTGTGATTGCTTCATCAGACGGTTATCCTTGTTGTGATTATCAAGGATATACTTTGCTAGTTCAGGCGTCATTATAATAATGAACGTCTGCCTCTCTTTTGTTTTAGGATCAAATCCTAAGTCTACTTTCATTGCCATATTTCGTCTCTCCTATTCTATGACATTTGTGATATAGTATCAGAACAACCAATAGTTCATCAACTATTTTATTGCAATCGCACCAACGAATTGATGGTTTTGCCAGAACGGTTGAATATCTTGAAAACCCGCAGTCAACAATAGATTGCGCAGTTCATTCCAAGTATTCGGTTTCAACATGGATCGAAGTTCTTGCTCTTTGTCCATGATGTCTTCTGCAGTGAAGTTCTGTCTCTTGTAATCATAATGAGAAAAGGTAAGTATCTGTTGCATTCTCGCAGACTCAGCAACAGTCTTCTCTGCAAATATAAAAGCACCGCCGTCAATCAGTGCTTGGTAGATCTCTTGTACCACGGACTGTCTAGATTGACGTGGCATGAATTGTAGGGTGAATATAGATGTAACTAGACTACAGTCACATGGCCACGAGAAGTCGCGTATATCTTCAATAAAGAACTCTGCTTTCAGGTCTTCATTAGCACACTGAGTTTGACGCTCTGCAAGAGCATTCTCAAATCCCACTGCATACTCTACCCCGTAGATCCTTGCATTAGGGGATGTCGCTTTATTGTACTTCGCCATTTCATAAATGGTCTTACCAGTAGAACAACCAATATCAACAACAGACGTATTATCTTCAATGAAGTATTTGCTCATTGAAATTATGTCTTTATGTAGATCAGAATAACCTCGTATACTCTGATCAATGTGATTGTCGAACCCTTCTTCACGATGCGCGAAAGAAAAGTCAGGTTTATGCCCGTTCATTATATACCTTTAATATGTTCTCATATACTGCTTCAGCGACAGACTTCATCAATAATGGGGGAACCATGCGACCGATACGCTCTGCCTTCTGATCCCATTTACCAGTCAACTTATAATCATCTGGTAAAGACATTATACGTTTTAATTCACCCAATGTCAACTTTCTTGGTTCGCACCAGTGGAATACCCCCGCAGTTGTAGCACCAGATCCCATAGCAGTCAGAGTAGGTGACGGGTGATTAAGAGATGCTCGCTTCAGGTTGAAGTGGTGTTTCTTGGGGTGATAATCATATCCATGCAATACCTTCTCAGGGAAAGTCGGCATTGCAGAACCAGTGACAGACCAGTACTTTGTTTTCATAAACTTCTCGGTAAGCAAGTCAACCTCTTCTTGATCATACTCTAGACCATCGATAACATCCTTTATAGGAACAACAGTCTTACCCGCTTCGGGAAAATAGTTAGGTAGATTCATGAAGTTGATGCCAACTACATCTGCTACGTCTTGACGTACCCCAATAAAAATTACACGAGAACGAGTTTGGGATACCCCATAGTAACGAGAGTCTAATACTTCTGCGTGTACCTCATACCCAATCTTCGTAAAGGTGTTGTTGATCTTATTGAAATACTGCTTGGCCTCACCAATAGTTAGACCCTTGACATTCTCTGCAACAATAACCTTTGGACGAATAACATCTGCGACACGAAGAAACTCAAAGAACAGATCTTCAATGTTTTCAACCATCTTGCCATCAGAGTACTTCTTGGTTTGACCCCACCCATCCGAGTGAGTGTTACCTTTAGTTTGTGCTAATTTGCCCGACACAGAGAATGCCGAGCATGGAGGTGACCCGTCTAGGATATCCAACTCTCCAGACTTGAGTCCCGAAATTTCTAGGAACTCTTCTCCACTCAACTCTTTGATGTCGTCGGGGATGATTGGAGTGTCTGGATAATTCTCAGCGTAGGTGTTACGCGCCTCTTCTACAAACTCATTAATACAGAGGATTTTACCACCAGCGAGACGGTATCCAGTAGACGAGCCACCCCCACCTGCAAAGGTAGAAATGACATTAAACTTATTTTGATTTGACGCATCTAGTACGTCAGATATTGTATATGGGGTATACATGCTTCACCTGTCATCATTTATAAACATTATACTACAATGAATGTGGGTTGTCAATCAATTACTTTCATATAATTATGTCTAGTCCAAGGTTCATTGATATGACTCTGTTGATATCCATGATGATCTTGAGTTACCATAAGTCGCTTCGACACAACTTGAGTGGTGGGAGTTTTCCACTTATTGTTGACAGGATCACTATCATGTTCATTAAAGGGTACTTGAACTCTGCGTCCAAACCATAGTGTATCACATCCGTGATATGGATGTATACAAGTTTCTTTACCTGCAGGTAAATCCATGTAGTTATTTTTCTTTAACCAATCAGTCGTGTAGGTACGGAACAGTCGTTGTAGTGTGCAGTAAGGCCCACAGTTGATAGGGAAGTCACCCTCTGTCAATATGTCATACATCCATCGAGCAGTGTGTGGGTGTATGGAATAACACCCCATGAAAAGACCTATATTGGCATAGAGAGTGTCTTCTCTTTCAATGTGCTCTATTAATTCAGCAAAGACACCAAAATGTTCTGGTAACAATACTGTGTCGTGTTCTAGTACCAAAACACGCTCATCGGACTCTGCTGCAATACGGAGCAGATCCCAGTGTGAGCACATACCTGCTTTCTCGGTAGGTGAATGATCGTCAGGATTACTGCCCAGTAGATCTCCAACCATCAAAGAAGATTCCCATTTATATAGATTGACGTGCTCCTCAAAGTCTTCTCGCTCGGGAGTCACTGCATCATAAGTCGTAATGTCTGGTAAGACACCTTCCGCTATAGCAGATTCAAAGGATTCACGAGAGATTCTTGCGTATTCCTCAGATCGCTCATCACCCTTCATTACGATTTGATATACCTTCAAACGTGTGCCTCCCATTGATCACGTGGCAGATTTACAATTCTCCAGTGCGTCTCTGCATCGAGATTATCTGCACCCGCAAACTGAACATGAACAAACTTAGTCTCTTCGTTTCTCCAGTCGCACAAGTATCTATCCGCATGATGAATATCACGAGTGTAATGTATGTATGAGTTCCATCCGTTGTTCATGCGTTGCACATCGAAGTTACACACAAACATCATTGCATGGAGGTACGGTTGATCGCATGTATAGAACGCATCAAGACCCTTTGACCGAACAAGAGAAACATAAGTCTGTGGATCTATCCATTCTTTACGTGCTTTGATTCGTGCTTTTTTTGAATACAAGACCATACCAGTATTGAAGACTTCTACTAATTTGTCTTCGGTACGTGGCACTTCGGTGCCCCAAGTCTCAAGTACCATTTTCGCCCACCTCTCGTCTTGCTGTGAAGTGATACGTCCCTTGGTAATGGTTCGTTGTTTTGGTTGAAATGGTTCATTGCAGATACCGATCTCACCAGTGAACTCATCAAAGATATTAGTCTCTAGTCCATCAATAGGAAATACATCAGTATCGCAGAATAAAATTTTGTCGAAGTTGTCAAAGAACTTATCATAGATAGGACGGAACGCACCGTAGTGCGGAGAATATTTGCCGAAATCATACTTAAAGTGAGTCTTCAAAAAGTTGGGATTATCATCAAAGATGTACTCAGCACCAATAATCTTTGCATATTCGCGCATGGCCTCAACACCTGCTCTACACGAATCGCGTACTTCTCCATCCCAATACTGATAAATCAAATTCATTTTTTATGTGCCCTTTACATATCATTTAGCGAAAATAGTTAAAGTAAGACGAGGTTTTGCTTCAGAAGAAAATGCATTTTCAACACGATGTAATATGTTCGAATTATAAAATACGAGTCTGTTGAATTTGTTTTCAATAGCAATAACTTCACCTTCGATATTAAGCAAAGTGCCGCTATTAGACTCAGGAGTTTTGTTCAAGTATACAACTCCAGCACAATTATATCCAATGTCATCATGCCAAGCCATAGTTTTAATATCATACCCCTTCTCGAAATGTCCTACATAAAGTTTATGTAGGAATAAATCAAAATGATTTACTGCAGAAAAAACGTCCAAGGATTGAATTTTTTTAATTATTTTACTTGAAGTGATCGGTACAATAGAATTTAGTCGTTTGCTTCTACGCCCACGTATAGCAGTTGTAGAACTTAGGTCGCGAAAATGAAAACTTTCTGAACACATAATTAACGCGGTTAAGAGTTCTTCATCTAAAAAATCATCAATAACTATATAATTAGAAGACAGTATCATTTGTTATGTGCCTTTTTTTCACATTCACCACTGCAATAGTGACACCAAATTATAACTGCTTTAAATTCCTTACCGCAATACTTACACTTACGTATTTCCATCTATCTCGCCTATTAGAAAAGGGGTCTTTCGACCCCTCTGATTATGCGTTATGGTCTGCTTTCACAACCACTGCAACATCGTTATCTACTTTGATAGTTTTTACTGGTTCTGCAACATAGTGCCAGTTACCAGTAATAGGGTTTTGTCGATGATGCTTACTAAAATCCTCTATGAGAATTTCAATTCTACGTGCAACGACAAGCACCTCTTCAACTTCAGTAGAATGTGCAAGTGATGAAAGCAAACACAATGCTGCAAGAACAATGTGTTTCATTCGTTTCTCCTCGAAAAAAAGATTAGATGATATCGATTTTACGAGGTCGCTTCTCTTCTGGAAGTTCAAACTTCAAATCAATTGACAGAATTCCATCCTTTAGGGAAGCACCGTCCACAAAGACATACTCGGACAGTCTAAACACTCTCTTGAACTTCTTCTGCGAGATGCCCTTATGAATATACTCAGCACCTTCAAGGTCAGATTTTTCTTTCTCACCCTTTACGGTTAAAGTACGTTCATCTTGTTCAATCTCCAGATCGTCCAGAGTAAATCCCGCCACTGCGATTTCGATCTGATAATCGTTCTCACCAACCTTCACAACATTGTGTGGAGGATAAGTATCCGTTGCGTGTCGTGCCACCCAGTCTAGATCATGAAACAGGTGGTCGAAACCAACAAACGAAGAGCGAGGGAAAAGTGTATTTGCTTTAAGATTAGTCATGTGTTCTCCTTAGTTAAAAGCAAGATAAATGGGAACCCGACCATCGGCATTCCCGAGACTTATTTATACTAAAAGTATATTGAGGGATCCGGATTTCCTTCGACACCGAAAGAAAAAGTCGCCCTACTAATGGTGGGAAATATCTGATGATAATTCCCCCGAGGGATCCAGTAGTAATCCCCCGGCTTGAATGGTACAGGTTCGTCATGCAACCCGTCCACACAAATCTGAATCTCGCCAAGCACTTGAACTAGAAAGACATCCATCGAGTCTTTGTGACGAGGGTAACTATCACTCTTAGGCCCGAAACCAGTGAACGCAATGTTGGTAATCTTATTACCATGAAGTGCAAAGACTTCTTGCATTGCACTTTCTATATCCTTCGCGAACTGTGGAGCAGAAAGTCTACCGTGAAATCCATTCAAACCTATCCGCATCTTACTTGTATTGGTATCAAGTTGTTTCTCGGGATGAGTATCCAACATATGCATGTGGATGTCCCAGTTATAGTCTTTCAAAAGTTCTTGAGGAATCTTGCCGTGATACGGAATCTTCTCCGCAATCTTCTCAACATTATCCTCAAAGATGTCAATCATATTCATATCACTTGTTTCCGATATTGTACTTTGGACAAAGCTCCCACTGATCCTTATCTTTGTATCCGATAATTTTGATCTGGCGCATAGGTGCACAGTCTTTTGCAACCTCTTTATTTTGAATCTCCACAAGACCCCAGTCCTGCAGAAGAGTCGCAATGGTGTTGCGTCTTTGCACATCGCTCTCTTCTAGATTAGACTTCTTACCATCTAACATAAAGAGTTCTTTAAAATGTACTATGAAGTATCGACCTTGCTTATGTAGGATATGACACGATTGGTATAACTTATTATCTCTTCGAGATGCAATACCAATCCGAGTTAAAGTTTCCTTGACTTTTAAAAAATCATCAGGTTCGGCCAGAGTGACTTCCAACATCATCCCCGAGTTCCATTCTACTAAATTATTTTCTTCCACCTTTATACACCTTGTCTCTAATTCTTGTTATTTGGTCAGAAGAGAGTAAGGAGAGTACTTGACGTGCTTTGTCATTGCTATATCCATAATACTCTTTTACCGCTTCAATGTCATTTTCTATTTCGGGTTTCGCCCATTTAGAGAACCGCTTACGTGTTCTAACTATATTTAGTAAAAAATGATATTGTAACTTTTCGTCAAGGTGGTGATAACGATTCATCTCATTTGCCAACAGCACCGTGTCGTTGAAGTACGACAGACTACGGTTGACAACGAAGGGAACATAACCCTTCTCGTTACCTTGGAAAATGTCATTTTTGGTGACGTTTATTGTTTGTAAAAAATCAAACGGTGATACGGTCTTCGATTTTACACCAACCATTTTTAAAATCCTTCGCATACAAATCATATAGTTGTTGCATCTGTTCTTCGCAAATTGCATCGGTGTACAATTTCAGATGCGTCTTGTTTTCGTGCAATTTGATCAAGGTGTTGCTTGCATCAACTTCACATGCTTCTTGGATAAACCCAAGTGCTTGATCTAACTCACTAATATGCACGACCATATCATAGTCTTCGGGTACACCCATGTACCAAGATTGTGAATAGAAGTGATTGTTTTTGACTGTACCATTATATACTGATTTGATCACCTCGTCAAGAAGTTCTGATATTTCAGGTAAATCATTTGCGCGGCCATGTTTAATAAAATAAGCACGTTCTTGCAAAATAAACTTACACGCAGACTTAAATCGATCTATTGGATCGCGTCTTACAGCAATTCTAAACGATCCTTTTCTAAATGGTAAATCACCGAGATAACCGTGTTGACGTACATTATTATATCGATCAACATAGTTACCATAGATTAAACCAGTTTTAGAGTCACCCTCACGTCCTTTGACTATGCGGTATGCTTTCTTGAGACTGCTCATCCCATTCTTAGGACATATTCGCACATCAATATTATTGGGGAAATACAGAACATTATCTACAGGCGATATCTCATGAGATACCGTGTTTCTTAAATCAGGTGTTTGCTTCATAGGGTTCTACCAATACGCAACATCTCTCCAAAAACTCCAACCCCGCTGTGCCCCTCGGATAGGAATCTCTGTAGACTACTCTTTTAATCCCCGCCTGATAAATTAGTTTAGCACAGTCTAAACAGGGGAGCATCGTAGTATATAGCGTAGAGCCTTCTGACGACTCTGTACTGCGAGCAACCTTAGTAATCGCATTCGCTTCTGCGTGAAGAACTTCTGGTTTGGTTTTTAGTTCAGTACCCCCATCTTCATAGAGATATTCATCTTCACATTCATTATCCCAACCAGAAGGCATCCCATTGTACCCAACACTAAGTATACGGTTATCTTTTACAATAACCGCACCAACCTTCGCACGTCTAGCACTGCTTAATTGTGAGAAGATTTGTGCGGTCTGCACATATGCGTCATCCCATTTAGTCATTACTAAAACAACACCGCATTATCGATAGTCCTCAATGAACGACTGTATTTCGCAAATTACCGAGTTCATAACATCCCAACGCATATCATTCAACTCTTCGTCTTCTTCGTCGTCCAGTTCACCTTCCTGTTCTTTCATGAGAAGTTCATGACAACGAGGATCAATATATTGAACGCCTTCAAGGATTTCATCGTCGTCATCTTCTCGACAGTCAATCATTTCCCCATCTTCCCAAACTTCCCCACCCGCAAAGTTGGGCATCTCATCTTCATAGCGAGTGAAGACTTTGAAGTTATCTTGGTGCTGCAGAATAAAGTCGTTCAAGTTCGAAACGAACCGTTCAGGATAAGACCATGCAGAGACGGTCATGATGTTAACATAGTCGTCCCCATAGTCAAAGTCTTCTAGGTTACACCACTTCGCACCGATATGCTCGTAGAAGAACTCATGAGTGAATTCAACATTATCGAAGAAGTCCCCGACAGAGTTTCCGATTTCGATACCAGAGAAACGTTCCTTCAGTTTCTCTACCGTTTCCTTTTTGAGGTTTATGATCTCAATATTTGTGTTTACATGATTTGCCATTTACTTGATCTCCACGTTTGCCATGATCTCAGTCATACATGCTACTAGGTTAAGTTCGTGATCGGCCACGAACGCATTCTTGTATTGATAGTCAGCGAGAATCAATACCAGTTGAGGAATCGAATGTGGTTGAACATGATCATACATCACATCATAAATTCCACGAAACACTGTGGCAGGTTCCACGTCCATATTGTTCACCACCCAAGAACGCATCTTCTTAAAGTCTTTGTCCTTGAGAGATTTAAACAGTACACTATAGTTATCATTTGCGTTATTTAAGATAACTGTAGTTTCTAACTGACCAGAAATGGAGTGACGCTGCAACTCATTTAATACACGTCTCCAGTCCGGAGAGTGACGCATGATCACCTGTGCAAGAGTGTCCGGATTGAATGCGACTTCTTCGTGATTTAAAATGAACGAAGCACGTTCCATGAACTGAGCACAGAGTTGCGCCTGAGTCTTCTTGTTGAAGTTAAACTCATAATTAGAACACCGAGAGTGTAATGGTTCGATAACACGGTTCTTGAAGTTACATGTCAGGATGAACCGACAGTTCTTCGAGAACTCTTCGATGAACCCACGCAGGGCGGGTTGAGTAGATTGGGGATTAAGGTAGTCCGCTTCGTCTAGGATGACAACTTTATAACCACCCGAGAGAGAGATAGACGAAGCGAACTGTTTGATCTTACCACGAAGGGTATCAATATTACCCTCTTCAGAACCGTTGATGACGATATAGTCAAGACCCAGTTCTTCGCACATGGCACGTGCGACAGTAGTTTTCCCAGTACCAGCCGTACCAGAGAACAGCATGTTGGGTAATTCACCACCCTCAACAATCTTCTGAAACGTAGTCTTCAGTTCCTTGGGGAGTATAGTCTCATTAACATTAGTAGGTCGATACTTCTCAACCCACAAAAATTCATCTTGCATTCATTCAACTCCATAATTTAGTTTATAGGTAAGTATAACACACACCCATAATATTTGCAACATAAAAAAACCCCCTTTCGGGGGGTTTCTATAGAACAGTCTTTAGTCGGCATTCTGCAACTGTTCTACCAACTGGATAATCTCAATTGCCTGATCACGCAATCCACCAATAGTAGATAACTCCTCACCTTTGAATCCACCACGTTGTACTACGGTATCTATTACCGCAACTGTAGAACGTGCGACTCGGTTAGCGAGATCTTGAAGTACTGCGATCTGCTCTGCGTTTTCGGTCTTTTCTTTAGACATCATTATGCTCCATAAGTTGATGATTTTTCAAGTGCAATAAAATATTCAATTGACGATTGCTTAGACTTGAAGTTTGAAATCAGTTTAGATGAAATGCTCACCTCGAAGTCTTCGTTAACAATCTTTAAATTGTTCACATTGAGGATAAACTTGAAGTCAACCCCCTCTTGGAACTCTCCCTCTACCAATGAGAAGAATCTATTAGACGTTGCGTCTTCATTGTCCGTAACAGTCAAGCGAACAGAACTACCATCAGGAACAATGGAAATCTCATCGTGACCAAGAACAGATGCAGCCCTCTTGATTCGACTCAGCGTGTCAGTATCTAGTGTAAACTTAACTTCGGCATCTGGCATAACTACGTCTTTACTAGGAGAAGACAACATGTCTACATCCGAGAAGTAGTACGTGTTACCACGTAAACCAGTGGCATCAGAAATTGTCACACTCTTGTCATCGAAGTTCAGCGTAGGACTCTCGACAAGACTCATAACATTCAAAAACTCGTGGAGATCATATATACCAAACTCTGTTGGGATTTGTTCATCCAGAGTTGCTCTTGCTAAAATGTTCTTAGCGGCAGAGATAGTCTTCAGTTCATTACCTTCACGGAACACAATATTAGAATTGATGTTTGCGAAGTTTTTAAGTACCGATAAAGTACGATCAGATAGTTCCATAATTTAGTCTCTCTTAATTTGATTAACAATACACATATTATAACCCAATACTAGGGTGTTGTCAAGCAGCAATCTTCAACTTAGAGAAGTTTTTCTCCTTCACAAATTCTAGTCTACGTTGAAACTGAGCATCCTCAAGTTCTGCCTTATGAGAGATAACAAACACGTTTGTCTCTTCCCCTAGACTATACAGGATTTTCATCAGGTTGTCAACACCATCATCATCCAAAGACGAATCGAATGTTTCATCGAGGATCAACAGGTTAGTGGCAACCGAGTTCTTCATCTTCGCAATCTGTCTCCACGTGAACAGCAGGGACAAATCGATACGTTGTTTCTCACCCTCAGAGAATGAGTCATACGAGAAGTTGTCACGGAACCTAGAACGGATAGTCTCGTTGAAACTTTCGTCTAGATCAAAGTGTACAAAGAAATCAAGGATCTGTAGGTACTGGTTAGTCAACTGGTTGATGACTGGAATGTACTGCTTGATGATCTTAGTCTTAATGCCAGTATCCCGCAACAACTCAGCACTCACTTGATTGTACGAGAACTGCTCGTTCAACTTATACTTATTATCTTGTTTTGAATGTAACTCTTGATTCAGATTCTCTAACTCGGTATTCGCCTCTGCAAACTGTGAGTTAGTGTCTGACATATTCTCAATCTCTGATCGAATACGTTCAATGTTCTTGTAGAGTCTACCCACAGTATTGATATTGTTATTAATCTCGTTCTGTATCTTAGATATCTCACCCATCTCGGTATTCAGTTCAGCAATTTCAGCATTGAACTTATCCATCTGAGCATTGGACTTTGACATTGCATCATTGAGTTCCTTCGCACGTGCATACGCATCTGACTTTTTAGTCTCACGTAAATCACCTGCGATGTTCTGATCGCATGTAGGACAGTGTTCATTCTCATCGAAGAACTTGGCCTGCTTAACCACAGACTTTATCTCAGATTTAAATGATGATTGATAATCAACCAACTTCTCACGTAATGTGTTTACCTTTTCTATTTTTTTAGACACATCATCATTACGTGTTGATACGATCGACGTATTATCTTCGTTGAACTTATTCAGTTCCTCAATCTCCGCAAGAAGTACAGAGATCTCATTCTCCTTCTCCGCACGGTATGCGGTGTTCAGTGCAGACAACTCGCGCAGATGTTTCTTCTGTGCGTTTATTTTGGTTTTAGTTACCTCAATCTCATGTCCATTATCTTTAATTTCTTCGCGAAGGATAGACATCTTCTCCTTCAGCAACCCATTCATTTTAGAGAATATATTGATATCCAGTAAGTCTTCAATAACCTCTCGACGCGCACCGCCACCCAACTGCATGAATGGTACAAACGAACTTGATCCCAGAACAACAATCTGGTGAAACGACTTGTGGGTCAGTTTCAGAATATTCTTCTCTAGAACCTGCTGATACTCTTTTGCATGAGAGTTCTGGTTGATCATATTACCACCCGCCCAGATCTCAAAGATGTTGGGTTTTATACCACGAACAATCTTGTACTCAGTAGAACCGATAGTAAACTCGACCTCAACCACAGTACCTTTATTGTTAATGGAATTTACCAACTGAGGTTTAGAGATCTTACGGTGAGGTTTACCAAATAAACCAAACGACAATGCGTCCAACATAGTGGACTTACCTGCACCATTATGACCCACTACCAAGGTAGTAGGGGATATAGTAAAATCTATTACGGTGAACGCATTCCCCGATGACAAGAAATTCTTGTATCGGAGAGTAGAAAATTTTATCATTAGTCTAGACTTCCGTCCTCTTTAATCCCACACCAGTTACAGGCCTCGCCTTTAGCGACAACTGATTCTCCATCATGTTTACACTTATGATACCAAAACATGTTATCATTGTCAACTTGTTTCTTACGAAAGATTGCATCATAGTTATCACGGTATGCACTAGACGATGCTCTGCTTGAAATCGAGTCACCAGTAATATCATTCTTTGTTGCCACTATACAACCTCCGTCAATTGTGCTTCTGTCATGAGAGCAGATATCTCCTGCTTGATTCTATCTTTGTCCAGATCAGTTTGAACATTGTCGATATAATCATAAACCAATGTCTGTGTATCGTCAACCATCAGATTTTCATCGTTAACGTTCTCGCCAAGAAAGTCTTTAAAGTCTTCGGCAATCTTGAGTTCATGGATCTTCTGTTGTTGAATTCGATCTACGAATCGCTCAAACTCTATGGGGTTACCCTTATTAACCACAATGATCTTAACAAACTTGTTATCCAAATAACGAAGGTCTTTAAACTTCCAGTCACCTAGATTCTCATGGTCATAGTAAATCTTCTCGTAAATGGTTACCGGATTTTGTATTGCGGTCAATTCACGTGTATCTGTATCGAACACATGGAAGTGCTTCTTATCACCACAGTCATTCCAGAAGAACTCCATCTGTGCTCCAAGATAGTGCACGTTACCCTTAGATGACTTGGCATGGAAGTGTCCGGTCATGACCATCTCAAACTTATCGAAATGCTTCTTATCCATACCGTCTTTGCAGATCAGACCACGATCCATTTCGAATCCGGCCAACTCAAGGTGAGCACCAACAACAGGAGACTTAGATTTAGAAAGAAATTCAAGTGTTGCTTTCTGGTTCTCTTGGTTGATCCAAGGGACTAAAGCAATTGATAAGTTGCCATACTGCATGTCCGTAGGTTTTTCGATAATGCTAACCTCATTCATGTAGTGACCCTGCAACTCTTTCAGTGCATTCAGTTCATTAGTGTTTTTGAAGTAAACATCATGGTTGCCTGGAATGATATCCATATGAATACCATACTCTCGCAACCTGTCTAGAAAGATTCGACGATTATGATTCAGTGCTTTGAAGTTTATGGTCTTGCGATTATCGTAATAATCCCCGAGGTGAAGAATGGTCTTGATGTCATTCTCCAACAGGTATGGAAAAAACACATCCCGATAGAAACGTTCCTGATAATCCATAAAAATGTCAGACGAATTGCGGATACCACAATGCGTATCGTTCAGTATGGCGAGTTTCATAATATACCTATTTCACTAATATACTTCACACATCATATCAAAATACAATGCTGTTGTCAAGTATTACTTCATCTCAAAAAGTCGGTAAGATCCGAATCAACATTTACTGCCCTGCGCTTCCTTTGCTTTTTCTCTTCCTTCATGTATTCTTTGAAGTGAGAGTCTGCACCATTCTTCTGGTCAATACGCAGTCGCAATTGCTCAACAAATGGTTGTGAGTTATTGTAGTCACCATAACCACCTTCGGTATTTTCTTCCATAAACTCAGACATATCTGCTTCTGCGATATACTTCATCTTAATGTCTTGTTGCTTCTTCTCCTTCTGAATACGACGAAGGAAAGCATACCAAGATATCTGAGTGAAATACGCAAACGCATTAGGATTACCCGATCGAGTGGCTGCTTCAATATCATAGTTCTCAATCGCTTTGAGACAGTTCTCTACCGCATCCATCACCATCTCTTCACGATAGGTATAACGGACAAAGTTAGATTTATGAGAAAGACCCTCTGCAATCTTGAGAAAGCAAGACGCAACATAATCTGTTACCACCGGAAGTGCTTCATCAGAGTCTCTCGCTTCTTGTAGCGTCTTACAGTAGTTCACTACCGCTTGAGAGAACTGCTTGTTATTAACGTAATGTGGTTTTTCTTTGGGTTTCATGTTAAACTCTCAGTTTTGATATATCAATTATACTAAACTACACGGTCTATGTCAAGTATCGCTACACACTCGATTGCGAAGTTCTGACGAAGAAAACCTATGTGCTCTCTCATTGAAGTATAGATCAATGTCTCTCTTACGACAAATGTCGCGACCCGTGAAGTCCTTATCTCGGTACTCTTCTCCAAGAATGCGCACATGGATATTGTACATTGCGAGAATGTCCTCTAAATCTTCTTCCGTAGAATATGGGATAATTTCATCGACATACCCTATGGCCTTCAACTGAGTGTACCTCTCCACAATGGTCTGTATTGGTTTGTTCTTGGCATTTGGTCTATCTAAGGTAGGATCGACTTGAAGACCGCATATGAGGTAATCACACTGCTCTTTGGCGGTGCGCAACATCTGCACATGACCCGAGTGCAACAAATCAAATGCTGAACAGGTAAAACCAACTTTCATAAAAAATCTCTTGACAAACTAAAACTCTCATGATATAATCTGATCTAAGGTCAGGCGCCAATAATATAAGAATTAATGTACAGTGGGAAACTTGATAATATTGCTCTCATCACTATCATTAGACTTGGTTAGTTGTTCATATTCTTCTAGAAACCCATCATCATTTGCCCCAACAGAGTGCTCGTCCAACATATAAGAAATAGCACCGTTGTACTGATGGAGTAATTCGTCACTTGGTTTCGCTACAGCAACAATCTTATCAACCTTAATTAAAGTAAATTTTTCAGGGTCATCTTGGTAACACATGAAATAACGAAATGACCAAGCACGGTGACCTTCATCTGTTAGATTGAAGTTGATGCTTAACGCGTTTCTAACAATCAAATCAGTTGAATCTTCCTCGATTATATCACACAACACTTCATCGCCAGTTACAAGTCGCAACTGTTTTATATTGGGGTTGTCATACATCTTCACTATGTTGGGTACCTTTTAGGTTGATAGGATATACTTTGTATTTAAAACCTTCACGAGTATATATCTTAATCCTTTCTCCGGAATGAGTGAGAGTAAAGTTGCGGTGACCTTTCACAGAAAGATCATCAGCAATATCAAATAACTGAGTAGTCTTCCCGTTATCACTTTTTCTAAGGCCTCGACCAATTGACTGCAGCACCTTGACTTGAGATTTAGATGGTGTAGCAAAAACAATATTGTGCAAATTACGAATATTGATACCAGTACTAAAGGTGCCGAGCGATGCAACAATAATTGCATCGTTTTCTTTCTCTACTATTCCGCGTATCTTCTCGCGATCAGTTGCGTCTACCTCACCAGACACATAGAACACCTTTCGACTTTCGGGTGCCATGTTCCTGATGATCTCGTATAGCACTTTACCGTGCTTCTCTACAAACTGGAACATAACAAGAGTGTTACCTTCCTGATCGAGTGCTAACTTTGAAACAAATGTATTCCTTCGTTTGTTGGTTACTATGTAGTCGATCTCTTGCTGATACGTCCACTCTTCCAACTTTGCTTTATTACACACGTCTGAGTGATACTTCAAGAGCAGAACAGATATATCAAGATCTGCTAGTTGTTTGTTTTTCTGTAGTTCCACGGTGCTAGTCACCGTAAACACAGGCCCAAACAAACCCTCAAGTACTAGTTTGTTAGTCTCGGTACCATCCAATGTACCCGTAAGTCCAAACCGATATTCAGCGTTAATACACTTGTCCATCATGGTAGACAGGGATTTTGCTTTAAATAAATGAACTTCATCACCAAATATACATTGGAACTGCTCGAACCACTCCGAACCAAACTTGTAGATGGACTGCCAAGTAGATATAATCACTCGCTTATCTGTGACCTTCTCTTTACCCGAGTAGATCCTATGTACCTTACTCTCTACGTCATATCCATAGTCGTCGAAGTCCTTGTACATCTGCTCAACCAGACTCGTTGTGGGAACAACAACCAAGATCTTACCCTCGGTCTGTTCAAGCGTCCACCGCATAAGGTCGTATATTATAAATGACTTACCAGATCCCGTGGGAGAGAGAAGAAGACAGCGTTTATTTTCTATGCCATGCGAGATAGCATCATACTGGTAGTCCCGAGGTTCGAATGGTGCACCAAGTCCCCCCAGAAATTTAACCAACTCGGGGTGATTGATTTTGTTTGTAGCATTAGGTATACCATACTCTTCATGCTCGATAATCTGCAGTGGATAAAACCTATCTCCGCAAAACTTACGCAAGTGATGGTACAGACCAACATTCATTTGTTTGGTCACCATATTGTATAACTTTATCTTACCATCCCAAACCTTACGCTTAAATGCTGGCATGTACCGATGGCCAGGAACGAAGAACGAGAAGTAGTCTCTCAGTTCTTGTTCTTGCGCGGGGTTAGATTCAATCGCCATGTACGAATGACTAAGCATTCGCACACGTATAGTGTTATCCATTAAGCACCTGATTCGAATTTACGATACTCTAAAATATTTTTGATGGTTTGGTGTCGCCACTTTAGGTTATCTATAATTTCCGTAAGTGTCTCTATGATGGTCTTCAGATATGCAATCTTTTCTTCTGACTTTTGGATCTCTGGATCAGAGTCATAGTAGTAATTCATGTCACCCTTCATAACCTTCAATCCATCGAACGGATCAAAGTTCCACCCTTTAGAGCGAAGAGTTTGTTCATCCATCTTACCGTTGTAGTATAACCACTTATCTTTTAATAGATTGTGTTGCGCATGTTCTGCGCGTTTGAGATTTAGTTTGGTTAACGACAAGTACTGCAAGTACTTTGCATGTAGTTTAGGGGTATTGCGTTGAGTTTCATCTAGTTGATGCTGAGGGATTTGGCAATCGTCTTTCCATTCATTAAGTATTGATTCAAGGTCTAATAACATAGTATCTCCGTCAAGGTGTCATAATTTGTTTAACACAGTCTTCCCAATAGTCATAGTTGAAACCCATTGTAAAACTAAGGGTAATTCTTTTACAGTTGGTTTTAGCACAGTGCCAAATTATTTTATCCGGTTCATCTAAAGAACCAAAGTATCCGGCCTTGCATGTCCAACCTTTTTTATCATGCATCCTGATGACATCATCAGTCTTAGGATCTATATATTCAAAGTAACCATCACCTGTCTCTGACCAAGTGAAAATCAAATTATATGCGGATGCATTTGCGTTATTGTGCCATGAGATAAAGCCACCGGCCGGATAAAACTGACTAAGGGCGCTGCACTGCAAACCAAGTTCAAGTCTCATTCGCATATCTAGAGCAAAAAAATCTAACTCATAATCTATTTTTTGATCGCCGGAATAGTGATGGGGTTTCAATCCATATGAGTGCGCGGACTCTGGACTACCATCATGATCGTCTCTGATAGATTCTAGATAGTCCTTACTAGTATACCACCCATCTACGTCAATGTCACCCATTTTTTCATTTGTTTTGGTGACATCGTACTTGACATTATATGTGGACAGACAATCGTGCAATATATTCTGCACGTTTCTGTTCTCAATTGGAACTGATTGCATTACGATATCTCGAAGTGACTAAACCTAAATGATGCTGAGTATGTTGGGTATGTTAAATCACCTGTGTTAGATGCAAGTTGTATGCTACCTAAATTTGTTGGTACACAATCATAATACTTAATCTGAACATTCTTGTTGTTATGAGAAGACAGGATTAGTATCGCGATGTCTGCATATGTTGATGTGCGACCATCGCCAGGCAGTGCGTTTACTTGACCATCATTGACAATACGCTCTAACCACGCCTGCATTTCCTTGTAGGACTCCATATCCTCATCCAACAACACATCTATGCTCATCTCACCGTAGTTGATCTTGTCACCCGCTAAAGGAACAGACGTTACGCGCTTCACCGGAAGTTCTGTAGGGTTGACAGACGCGCCTGGATGTGTTATTGCTTGTGCAAAGTATTCTAGGTTGCTATAGTTATCACGATTAATGATTATCTTGAACCCTGTAGGTTGCAAGTAATTCTTGTTCGATGTTAAAGTACTCATGCTGATCTCCAAAAGTTCTGCATATATTTATACGGAAGATAAATTGCTATCTGCAGAATTCCACATCATCCTCATAAACATAGTTAACATCTAGGTCTCGCTGTTGGTCTAACTCGTATGCGAGTGCTCTTCCTGCCAACACCTCGTTTATCCAAGTGACGGCATCTGAGTTCTCATCACCTAGTGGCAATCCATCATACTTGAACTTTGCGTTTGAAAAGAAAGGTACTCGATCTCGTGTGTAAGACATGATAGTGCCCTTCCTGCATGATTCGAAATTACCAGCATTGCCTTCTATGCAATAACCTTTATTGGCATCCTCGGCAGTTTCAAAGTCATGCTCCAAACCAAAGTTGTGTCCAAGTTCGTGCGCAAGTGTTTCTGGGCCACAACGAGTCATTGACTTGATAGAACCACCATAGTAGTTGTATCTTCCCATGTTTGCAATACCACAAAGGCTATCACCGTATTTGTCAGTCATCAATCCAACCGTCATATCAGCGCCGCTGTCGGGATAACCATAAGTGGGTGCCCTTGGAGTCATGTCATAAAATGCTGACCTAACACTGTTCGGCATGTCTGGATCAATCTCAATAGACTCAATGATAAATCTTACCGGAACACCACTGTTACGAAAGATTTGTTCTGCTTCCCGCACCCAATTAATCGCCTTTCTCCACGGTTCATTTTCATCAAATTCTGGATGTAATACAAGTGCAATGCTGAGAGGTACTTCGCCTGCAATAGAGTAAGTACCATTTTCATTTTCTCTTACATCGGTGTTGGTGCTAGGGTTGCTCCAGAACAGATCACCTTTCATAGTACGCAAAGTATACCAATGACCCTTACCCCCTATTTCGCCAGGCGGTGCATCCAAAGGAATCATTCCTGCTTCATCAGCAAACACCATACCCATAAAACCTAAAAGTGAACATACTGCCGCAAACCTTAATAAATTAAGCATCTTCTATAATTCCCTGTTAAAATTGTATTTATTATAAATAGATGTGTATCGCGGGATTGCCGTCCCCATACACACTAACACTATACAGGAGTGCCAGCATGACTATTTATACACATAAACATCACATCATTCCACGCCATATGGGTGGATCAGATGACCCTTCAAATCTAGTAGAACTATCAATAGAAGACCACGCACAGGCGCACCTCGACCTATACGAGAAGTACGGGTACGAACAAGACCTTGTTGCGCACCGTATGTTACTAGGTCAAATAGATAGAGCAGAAGCAATCAAAGTCCTACAGAAAGCACCTAAGTCAGAACGTTGGAAACAAACTATGTCCAAACGTATGACTGGCGAAGACAATCCGCAGTACGGTAAACCTACCTCTGACAAACAGAAAGAGGCCGTAGGTAAATCTGCAAAGGAAAGATTCACTGGTGTACCTAAGAACTACAAGGTCATCAATCCTGTAATGTACGGTAAAGACAATCCTCGGTCACGTGTAGTGATTGCGGATGGTGTGCAATACGAAACTTTACGTTCTGCGTGTGATGCACACGGACTCAAGAATCATAACGCAGGTGCATATAGAATCAAGTCGGATAAGTGGGATTGGAGATATGAAGACTAACCAAGAATATAAAGATGAAGCATATGAACACGCAAGACTTCTTATCGAGCGTGAGTATGTCACGGATGTTGATCTAGAAACCCTCGCAAAGAAAATCTACAGACAAAAAAAGGGGGACTCGAAAGTCCCCCCAAAATGATCACTAAAGTGATTCTTTTTATATTACTACCTTTTCAGGTAATATCCCTTATGCAAGGATATTGTCAACCCTGAAGATTCTGTAATATTGATTGCTCTTAGCAGCAGCAAGACCGTCAGCAGGAGTTGCACCCACAAATGGGTTAGACGCCATACCGTAGCGAGTCTTGAATCCAATTTTTGGTTGGAAAGTATCTTCACCAACTGCTTTAACCATCTGTAGAGGTACGTATGGGCAGTAGAATACACCTGCGTCATATGCGTTAGTACCTTTGTAACCTACAGTGATGTAGTCAGCAGATGCATAAGGATCGATGTATACTTTAACACGACCGTTCAAAGTACCAGCAAATGTGTTACCAGTGTCATCTACTTGCAAGTTAGTGCTCATTGCAGGTGAGTAGTCAAGCATACCAGATGCAGCAAGTGCAGTAGCAACGTCAGAAGAACAGATAACTACGTTACCCTTACCACGACGAGTTTCTTTTGCAATTACGTTACACTCACGGTCAATCTGTACAACAAGACCCTTGAACTTCTCTGCAGACCAACGGCCGTCAGCATCAGTAGTCAAGTTGAAGATACCTTGAATAGCAACGTTAGACTGAAGACAACCAGTCTTTGCTTGCGAGTTGATAGTACGGATAACTTCACGGTTGATTTCCGCAAGGATTTCAGTACTCAAGATGTTCGCAAGTTCAGTCTCAGCGTCAAGACCGTGGATTGCTTTCAGGTCTTGAGCAAGTTCAAGCGAGTATTCCGCTTTCAATGCACGAGACTTCGCAGTCACAGTTGCTTTCTCGATGGTGAAACCCATTTCTGCGAAAGGAGCA